TTTTATTACTAATGCAGAAGAAAGAATATTTAAATCAATAGATTTAGAATATTTTCGCAAAAATGTTTCTGGTGAATTGACTAGTGGTAATAAATTTTTAGCTATGCCTACTGATTACTTATCTTCTTTTTCTTTAGCGTTTATAGACTCAAGTGGTAATACTAATTTTCTTTTGCAAAAAGATGTAAGTTTTTTGCAACAATATACTCCTGGTGGATCGTCAACAACAGGAAGTCCAAAATATTATGCGCCTTTTGATTATCAAAATTTTATAATAGCACCAACACCTGACTCCTCGTATGTGGCTGAACTGCATTACTTCTACAGACCAACTTCAATAACAACTGTTGATACTGGCACAACTTGGATAGGAGACAATGCAACTGATGCACTTCTTTACGCATGTTTAGTTGAGGCTTATACATTTATGAAAGGCGAAGCTGATATTATAAAAATGTACTCTGATAGATATATGGAATCTATTTCTAGGTTAAAGAACTATGCAGAAGGTATGGAAGACAGAGATGCCTTCAGATCAGGGAAATTAATAAGACCAAGAACATGAAAAGTTTAAAAAACAAAACAATAGCTATTGTTGGTTTGGGAAATACTTTTTCAGAATACATTCTTGCTAAAACAAGAAGTGATGTTTTTGATGAAGTATGGGCAATAAATGCAATGTCTGCTGTTATTTTCCATGATCGTGTATTTATGCTTGATCCAGCATCTCGCTTCTTAGATGGAGAAATGGCTGGGAAACAAACAAATGTAATGAAAAAAAGATTATTACAAAAGTTAAACATTCCCATTTATTCTTGTTGTTTAGATAAAAGATGTCCAGACGTAATAGAATATCCCTTACAAGAAGTTTTAGAAAAAACAAAATACGCATACTTAAATAACACTGTTCCTTATGCTATAGCCTTTGCTATATCTCAAGAGGTGTCTAAAATTTGTCTATACGGAATAGATTTTAGTTATAAAGAAGTTCCTCATATGGCAGAGGCTGGAAGAGCTTGTACCGAGTTTTGGTTGGCTATTGCAGCTACAAAAGGAATAAAGATTGAGATAGCACATAACTCTACTCTTTTAGATACCAATGTACCAGATGAAGAAAAATTGTATGGCTATCATAGATTAGAAGACCCTATAGTTTCCACAGTACATGAAGGAAGCATGTTGATAACAAGAAAATCAAAATTAGAACCACCAGAGCCTTTGGATGCAATTCCAAGAATATACGGTAGAGAGGAAGACGTAAGATAATGATTAGCTTTAGTACAAAGGTAGAAGTAGCTCCCGTCAATGTTATGACTTCAAATGATGGAGGGCTTTCAGACGAACAAATAGCACAAATGGCAGTAGACAAAATAGTTTCTGTCTCTGACAATGCTCCTGATGTCATTAGAGATCAGGCTAATGTTTTTAAAGAAAATGTTAAAAAGATTCTCTTTTATTATTTGCTCTTGGCAAGAAGAGAAGAAAGAGCTACAATAGTGCATACTATAAGAAATTCAGGCAATAAAGAATTGGCAGAATATATAAGGAGATTATAATGGCAATAACACAAGCACTTTGCACAGCGTTTAAACAAGAGCTAATGTTAGGCACACACAATTTTGCTACTAATGGTAACGCTTTTAAGCTGGCTCTTTATGCAGAAGGTGGCGGAGGTAAATCCTCAACAACTGCTACACTAGGAGCTACAACAACTGCTTACACAACAACTGGAGAAGTTGCAAATAGTGGTAGTTATACTGCAGGAGGCGGAACTTTAACAAAAGTCGCTCCTACAACGTCTGGAACAACTGCCTTAACTGATTTTGCTGACATAAGTTTTACTACAGCTACTATTACTGCTATGGGCGCATTAATATATAACGACACTAACAGTGATAAAGCTGTTTGCGTATTAGATTTTACGAGTAATAAAACATCAACATCTGGAACATTTACAATTCAATTTCCAACTGCTGATGCAAGTAATGCTATTATAAGGATTGCTTAACCGAACAATTGTAAGGTAAAATATGGCTAATACTACATTACATGGTTGGGGTAGAGGTACTTGGGGTGAGGCGGCTTGGAATAGGCATACTCCCGTTCTAGTAACTCAAAGTGCTGCAACTAGTGCGTTAGGTTCAGTTGTTGTCGTTCCATCTATAGAAGTTCCCGTAACTCAAAGTGCTGCTACTGGTGCTGTTGGAACGGTTACAGTTATTCCTTCAATAGAAGTTAATGTTACTCAAAGCGCAGCGACAAGTGCTGTTGGTTCGGAAAGTGTCACTGCATCTTCTGTCCTTAGTTTGACTGGTACGAGTGCCACTTCATCTATTGGAAACTCTTTTGTATTTATAGATGTAACTCCTACAATAACAGGTGTGTCTGCGACAGGTTTTACAGGAGAAGAAAATGTTTGGGGATTGATAGTTCCAGATCAAACAACAAGCTATTCAAATATAACAGTTTCACAAACTCCAAATTGGGGTGAAATAGCAGCATAAGGATAAAAACATGGCAAGTACATATGTAAATGATTTAAGATTGGAAGAGATAGCTGATGGAGAGCAATCTGGAACATGGGGAGCTACGACCAATACAAACTTAGAATTGATAGGTGATGCACTTGGTTTTGGCACAGAAGCCATCACGACAAATGCAGATACATTTACAAGTACAGTAGCAGATGGAGCTGCAGATGCGGCTAGAGCTATGTATATAAAGTACACTGGAACTCTCGATAGTGCCTGTACTATTACTATTGCACCAAACTTACTGAGCAGACTGCACTTTATAGAAAATGGCACAAGTGGATCACAAAACATAATAATAAGTCAAGGGTCTGGAGCAAATGTCACTATACCACCTGGAGATACAAAAGCAGTATATCTTGATGGTGCTGGAAGTGGTGCAGCAGTTGTAGATGCCTTTGCATCTTTAAATGTTGTTGATCTAAAGGTTGAAGATGATTTATCTCTTGTTTCTGATGCAGCAGTTTTAAGTTTTGGAGTAAATAGTGATGTAACAATTACTCATGTACATGATACAGGTTTGTTAATAAATGATGCAAGAGAGTTAAGATTCAGGGATGCTGATTTAAAAATATTATCTTCTGCTGATGGGCAGTTAGATATAGGTGCTGATACAGAGTTAGAACTTACAGCACCAACTGTTGATTTAAATGGTGCTTTAACAATATCAGGTGATACTACACTAGAAGATGGTGCTGATTTAATCACAGCTTCAGCAGGAATATCTAATGTAAGAATAGGTGTCAATGCAGGTAACTCTATTACAAGTGGTGGTAATTATAATGTGGTAGTTGGAGATGAAGCAGGAACAGCACTTACCACTGGTGACCACAACACTGCCATTGGTTTTAGTGCTTTAGATGCAGAAGATGGTGGTACAGGTAGTGTTGCTATTGGTAATTATGCACTAAGTAGCCAAAATGCAGATGGAAACAATTACAACACAGCAGTTGGATATGTTGCAGGTAGTAATATAACAACAGCAACTGAAAACACTTTAATTGGTGCTTTATCTGGTGATGCACTTGTTGATGGGGCTGCAAACACGGCTCTTGGTTTTGAAACTTTAACTGCTGATACAAAAGGACAGAACAATGTCGCTATTGGGCATCATGCTCTATCAACACAAAATTTTACTTCACTTACATCTTCTTATAATACTGCAGTGGGTTCACAGGCAGGGCTATCAGTAACAACAGGACAATTTAACACTTTTGTTGGTGGATTATCAGGTGATGCAACCACCACTGCATCTGGTAATTCAGCATTAGGATATTTATCACTATCTAGTAATACAACAGGTGAATTTAACACAGCTATAGGTCGTGAAGCTCTTGAAGATAATACTACAGCAGATAATAATACGGCAGTTGGGTTTCGTGCAAGTACAGCAGTAACAACAGGAACTAGAAATACATCATTGGGTCATAGTGCTTTGCTTTCAACCACATCTGGAGTTGATAATACTGCAATTGGTGGCATTGATGCTTCTGCTGAAGCTACTTTAGGTACAAATACTGTAGGAACTAGCAATGTAGCTGTGGGTAATGGTGCTTTATTTTCTAATACTTCAGCTTCTAACAACACGGCAGTTGGTTATCGTGCTATGAAAGCAAATACTACAGGCGCACAAAATATAGCAATCGGCATGGCTTGTATGTCAGCAAATACTACAGGAAATGACAGCATAGCCATGGGTGTAAGTGCCTTAGATGCAAATACAACAGGTGGTAATCATACAGCATTAGGCAGACAGGCTCTTCAAGCAAATACCACAGCAAGTGGTAATGTTGCAGTTGGGTTGAGTGCCTTAAAAGCAAATACCACTGGTTCAAGTAATGTTTCAGTTGGAACAACTGCCTTATTAAATAGTACCACTGCAAGTAGCAATACTGCGTGTGGACATCAATCTATGAATGCTTGTACTACTGGTGGTAATAATACAGCAGTCGGAACAAACGCAGGTTTAAACATAACTACAGGACAATTTAACACAATAGTTGGTAGTCTTACAGGTGATGCAGTAACTCATAGTGGTGCAAATACTTTTATTGGTCATAACGCAGGAGGTGTTTATCTTGGTGCTGATGCAAACACTTTTAACACTTTTATAGGCACTGATTCTGGTAGTGCTATGACTACTGGAACAAAAAACACAATTCTTGGTAGCTATGATGGCAATGAAGGTAACTTAGATATAAGAACTTCAGATAATAATGTTGTGATATCAGATGGTGATGGTAATCCTCATTATCATATAGATAGTAATGCAGAGCATAATATATACAGAGGTTCAACTGGTGATAATAATATAGTAACTTTTCGTTCAAATCAAGGCAGTATAAGAAATGGACTTTGTAACATTCAGTGTGATGGAGATATATTTAATCTTAATGGTACTTATGGACAACAATCAGACGAAACTCTAAAAGAAAATATTGTAGATGCTAATTCTCAATGGAATGATATTAAAGCATTACAAATTCGTAACTTTAGTTGGAAAGCAAACAATCTAGATGCACCAAATCAAATTGGTGTTATTGCTCAAGAAGTTCAAAAAGCAGGAATGAATGGATTAATTAAGAAGCAACAAGATGGAACTTTAGCAGTAAAACATTCAATAATATTTATAAAAGCAGTCAAAGCATTACAAGAAGCAATGACAAAAATAGAAACATTAGAAGCCAAAGTAGCAACATTAGAAGGAGCATAAAATGGCAGACGAAAAA